GATCGTTTTCAACGTATGCTCTATCATATCGCCGCCATTATTGACCTCGCCAATAATCCTGTCTGCCTGATGAATCTCATATGCGTCAATCGCCTTGGCCGCCCAAGCATCGGGGCTATATTTCCCACTGTAATCTGCCAGAACATAATATTCGTCATCTTCGGATTTACCTGTGACAATAATGCCAGTCTCATCAGAATGTTCCGATACACTTACAGCAGGATCAATTGCTACCACTATTCTGGCTAACGTAGGTACTTCGTTCATGGGTTTGGATTTAATCATTTCGTTCTGCCATAAAGCTCCCGGCACATCATCCAGCCATTCGGCATATATTTCCTGACGGCCAATCCTTGTATTCCCATATTGCTGATGCAACCTCTCCTGTACTGTATCCGACAGGGTGGGGTTGTCATATGTAGTTGCCCTGACTGTCACGGTGCTGGGCAGTTCAGATAATATGCGGACGAACTGACGATTTTTTGGCGTTGTCGTAGCAAGTGCCTTTGGATGCTTGCCTAGACGGAGACCGAATTGAGCCTGATGCCAGCTTGCCTCATTCCAAAGAGCTAATTCATCAGCCCACAACAATGACCACTGGGGGCCGTTCCACCTAGCAGGTTCTTCCGAGCCAAGGAACTTAACGTAACCGCCATCCTTATGTCGAGCCTCTCCCACCGAGCGGTTATACCTGAATTCTGTTGGAGCTAAGTTAATTAAACCAGTGACACCTTCAGCACATACATCACGAGCGTCTGCAATCGTTGGGGCTCCGACTCCCACTCTTGCCTTCTTGCCTTGTTGTCTTAAATGATCCAACACGTAATGGGTTCCTGCCATTGTCTTGCCAGAACCACGACCGCCAAGGAGTAGCCAGACATCCCATATTCCCTCTGGTGGAATCTGGTGTGGTAACGGTTGCCATTGATTAACTGTATCATCCCAGTAATCATTGGCTGACAAGACTTGTATGCCACTCGTTCCTATCATGGCCGACTCCATACGCCCGTATTTGGCCGAAATGTCAGTTCATTCAACATAGAGCAACTCTTTAAGTTCTTCGCCTATAGACTCTGTTTCCCTAGTTCCATCAATCGCTATAACATTAGAACGCCACTTTGATGCTAGGTTATCGACTTTCGTCATCGTCCGACGAACCCATATTGGATTGAATTGTGAACCACGCCGCTGCATACGCCGCAGCGCAATCAGTTCTCCTACCTTCATATGAACTATAGTCAGCTTTCTACCCTGCTTCTGAACTGCTGCAAAGAAAGCGTTATTAGCCAACCTATCACCCTCTCCTATGAGGATGGGTGTGGTACAGGCTGGCAACCATTCAATCACTTTAGGGAGTACGTTAAACGCCAACCCGTCGGTTCCCCCATACACCTCTCGGTCATACCCTAGCTGTGTTATAGCATTTCCATACACCATGTGCTTGAACGGCTGCACAACCAATTGAGGTTCTAGGGTATTTAAGGCAGAGCGAACCGCTGTGGTTTTGCCGCTTGCTGGATAGCCGATTATATATACTGCTCTATTCATGCTGTTATGTAACTTGCTGCATAGTCATTCTCAAAGCATTCCCAATCTCGCTCCATCATTATTACCTGACCGCTGAGTCGGTAGTGGTTTTGTTTAAGCGGCTTGCACCCAACATCTAAATGATTGTTCTCCAGCCGTAGATTTGGAGGCAAGGTTTCCCTTCTGGCATCCCAGAAAATATCTAATCTGGGGCGTAACCACTGTGACTGAGCCTTAATGATTCTGTCATGCAGCATATCATTATAGACATTAGGGTAGCGTCTGTTCTTTCGATGCCATGATTTATATGTACAGAGGGCACTCTCTAGCGTGAAGTAACTTACATCGTATGCCCATTCCTTGCCCTTGGCTCGCTCTCGTGATTCCTCTAGTAGGTCTGCACCGACCTCTGCTAAACTATCTATCGTTTCGGTGGAATATTTGCCATCGAAAACAGGGTTAGAGGAGTGCCAATCAAGGTCGTCTCGACCTATCACTTTACACAGCCCGTTTCTATGGCTCTTTGAACCCTGCATATCTTCTAAGAATAAGTGGGTGCAGTCTAAATCAACGCCCATTATGCGGAGATATTCAAGGTAGCTAAACGTAGACAACCTCCCAAATGACAAGAATTGGTTCCGCACAACCTCCCATGTATCTTCAAAGCCACCGCAATTCTGGAAGAATTCTACCTGTTTGTGCCCTGCAATAACCTGCTGATAATTGCGAACAGAGTCTATAAAGAGCGATTTATGGTGCCGCCTATCGGTATCCCATTGCAGGCTTCTGAAGTATTCATTAAACCAATCTGACAGCTTCTGTATATCTAGGTTATGGAAGGAAGGGAACCTGCTGAAGATAATATAAGAGGTGACAGGGTTCTGGGTGTTGCCGTTAATGTAAGCGAACCAAAGTTTCTCCTCCTCGCCCCAGCCTTCTTCCTTCGCCAGATATGGCATTAGATAATAGACCCCTCCGGGATGGCTGCGGTATTTCAGATGGAATTCGTAGAACCGCAGGAATACTTCTCGCCTGTATTCAGGCAACCTAAAGTCCATTCCTTTTTCTAGTTTGTTGATTACCATGCGACCATCATTTCTTCGGCCTCTTGTTTGTGTATAGGGTGAATCGTTGGTGTTGATAATGTGCTCGCTGGCATATACAAGAACGATGCCCCTCTGTGAATGTACACGCTATCTACTGCATAGCCGTAGTCTTGCAGCATCTTCTCAGAATACGCCATGACATAATCCTTGGTAGATGATAAAACATCCTTGTTCAATGGCTTGGCGAATGTGGTTTTATGCAGGTGCCTAGACCAGAAGCTGGTGTCATTCATGCAAACGGCTTTCGGCTTCAAGCCGAATATGTGGTCTATTTGCAACTGCCATTCTGGAATATGCGTTGGGTTAAAGAGGGCGAAATCACAATACATCAGGTCAGCATAAGGTGCTGTCAGCATGGTGTCTTTAGCGTCGCCCTGCTGGAGGACAATGTTGCTGGAGAAGCGTTGTTGCTGAAGATGAGTTACGCACCCTGCATCCAGTTCGTAGACATAATGTTCTTTCGGGCGAAATAACCTTTGGGCAATTCCAGTTCCCATACCTGCACCACCAAAGAATTCCTGAATGGTTTCTATATTTGCCAAGGCTTTCAACCGCTTCAACATATTGAATTGCCTTGCTGCATGAGCTTGAACATAAGCAAAATTACCCTTCTTGAATACCCAGTGCAGGTATGATGCCTGATTTGAAACGTCCGTCTCGTCTGTAAAGTCCAGCATCACCGACCCAGCGATAAGAGCCTTCATTAAATTTTGCCCCTAACAGTGAACTCATATTCCAGTTCCTCTTGGCTGCGGTTATCCTGCTTGTCTTTCTTGGTCAACGGTTTGGCTCTGAGGTAGTTTTCCTTCTCGGCTTCGGCGTTCATGGTGCCGCAAAACATCATGTCGGTTCGGTAGTACAGCACCAATGATATTCTTTCGGCATCGTCGCTGTGCTTAATGATGTTAGTGTTGCCATGCCACTGATGGGCATCCATTAAGATGAGGTCGCCTTGCCCCATGTTTACAGCCACTCGGTACTCTGGGAACACAAGATAGCCGCCAGTATAGCCGCCTTTCCGCAACGACATCAGGCAAGAAAAGCCTTCTTCATAGTCGCCTTTATCTGTATGCACCCCAGTCGGATAGTTATTGTTCACGGTCATGGTGCTGAATGGGGTGTTGCCTATACGCCAGTCGGCTTCCGTGTTATGAACTCGCTCCATTTGCTTCTGGTATCGGTGCGGAACGTACTCTTTGAAGCGGCTTCCAATGGCTTCAAACAATGGATATAATGCCTTGAAGGGCTCGGTGTTTCGCCCTGTCCATGCTGTGGTGCGACAGAATGGATGCCTTCCACCGCCCATTGGTTCGATATTGCCTATGATTGTGGATTTAACTTCCCTATATCGACTTTGATTTCTATCCTTCGTGGGCTGCGAACCAGACGCATAACCCCTCGAATCAGTGCTGGTTTGGATTGGGTGGAGAATTGGATACGCCATGTCGCAGAGTTCTTCGGGGATAGCCTTGGGTAGATAAACGCACAACGGCTCTCCATTGGGCAACAAGATTCTGGTGGCTCCTTTCATGACTAGGTTGTAGTCATCGTCCTGCAAGATGCGCCCTATCTTGGCATCAAGCTCATTAGCTGTAATCTTGGAACGGGCTCTATATTCCATTAAGTTTTGCATTGCTATTCTCCAGCCATATCTCGGATAGCTTTCTGCAATATAGCAGCAACCGTGTCGAGTTCCCACCTATCGCCCAGCTTGAATATGTTTTCCATTAGAGTATCGTAATCGCCCTGCGGCAAATGCACTAAAAACGCTTTATATATTTGCCCTGTGGCATCTGTGGGGACGGCCCTCATGGTGGTTTCGTTGGGAAGGTAGTATGCCTCTGTGATGTTCTCTACCTCCATAACAGCCGATGCGCTGTACTTCTCGTTGATATCTTGAAGCAACGTGTTGATTTCATCGCCCTCAGTGTTTATGCTGTCCAATAACTGACGAAGAATAACCCCTTCTTCACTGGCCATAGCCGTCAAAGGATCATAGGTGGCCAGAAGAATATCAGCTTCTTGCTCGTTCACATCCAATATCAAGACAGGAACTTCCTCGTTCGGTGTCATTTCCTGCCGTAGGTGTCCATCAATCAAAATAAGCTGCCCATTATTTTCATAGGCTATTAAAGCCCCTGCATAGCCAACGCTTTCCAGCACGGCTTTCATGCCATCATATTGCCACTTTGGATGTCTTCGCCAATTTTTAACATTAGGTGAAAGCTCTGATGCCTTCACTTGTCGCAGTTCCTTGATACGATTCCTTATCTGCATAGATACCCCCTATATCGGAACCCAAAATTTGCAAAAAATTCTGGAGAGCGTTGTGTTGGATGTTGTCTATTTCTCATGTATCGTAGCGACCCCCTCCAACCCTTCGGCCTGTCTGTATTCTAAACCTACATCCTGCTCCAACCCCAAACCCCTCCAAATCCCCCACGAGAATCCACAGGGAGCAATGCCTCTCCTCTTCCTAGTGGTAAACTACTCCGCTCACCCTGCTGCCGCTGTCTGTGGGTATTCTGCCACTGGGAGAGGGGAAGTGTTGTTGTGTTCAAGACGCTACCCCAGCGAACCTCTCCTGTCCCAGTCTATCTAGTCTGTCCATTAGCATCTGGGCTTCTGGTGCATCCCTGTGGTATTCACGATAGATATCAAGGAAGTCCCTTATAGCTTGGTTCCATGACATGATATCTATTCTAACCCTAGCCTCTATCTGCTTGGGTGCATCCAAGCCTAGCAGGGATGCTCTACGTTCCTGTATGCGTAAGGCTGTCCCAATAGCTTGTTGATCTCCTGCCACGGCAGCAGCCCAGATAGAAAGCTGCATCTGGTCTAGGCGGTTCAACTCCAGATGCCTGACCGCCTCGATACTCTCGCCCATATCCTGTGCTGTTTGTTCTAACTCACGCATAATAGTTTTATAAGCAGAGGCAGGGCTAGCATATCCTAGCTGGGTAGCTATAGCCTCGATGGTGGCCCCAGCCATCCTGAGCTTGATTGCCTGCTGTCCTTTCAGTCGCACGGCAATGCTGCGAGGCTTCGAGGCTCTGGTCTTCCGACCCTGTGGCACAATTTTCTTGCTCATTGATCTTTCCTATACCATAGCTTGAGTTTCAGTGACGGCATCATCCACCCACTGGTAGGCATGCCATTGATTATCATGCAGCACATAGCAAAGCAGGATAGCATGATTGCACAGGGTGGACAATTCTTTGACTGAATGCACGAACATATTCACAGCAGGTTTAATAGTCTTAGGGCTTGATCTGCTCTTGACCTCTATCATTAAAACGCTATCAGCGTTCCAAGCGATGATATCGGGGAAAGCAGACAGATGGGTTCTCCTCACCTCATATCCTTGAGCGGTCAATTGATTGGCCAATAATATCTCTGCTTTTGCGCCCTTCCCTCTTGCAGCCTTGTTAACCGATTTACGTTTAAGGTTAAGCATTTACATTAGCCTTTATATCTCTCTATTATATATATCTGTTGTGTTGTTGTTGTGGGGGTCTTTAAGAGACCCCACATACAACAACATATTACAACAAGGTATTTAGCTATGATGTTGTGATTGTTGTGTTGTGTTGTAGTTTTTGTTGTGATTTATCCGCATTGATTACCCCTTCCTCCCTGCTTAACCCGAAACACCTGAAACACCCGAAACACTCAGGCACGGCTCATGCCTACGACCTAGCCGAAACATTTACCGAGCTAACCGAAACAATACTGTAACTGAAACATTTTCACCCCACCCATGTTATAACCTGTCATACCTGTCACACCTGTCACATTGCCCTCAGTCCCCAACCCAAAAATCACGCAACTTCGAGAACACCAAACTGGAAAGTCGCAGTTTCTTAAGAGCTTTGTATTCAATCTGACGAATTCTTTCCCGGGTAACCCCTATAGAAGAAGCGCATTCATCGTATGTTTTATATCCTTCCCCATCAAAGCCAAAGCGTATCTTCAAAACTAATTTCTCTCTTTCTGTTAACCCTTCCATCATTTCTTGCAGGGTGTCACGTAGCGACCCCTCG